CCAGAACAGCAGCGACGAACTGGTTGAAGCATCCATTTAGTTGTCCAAGTCATTTGTTCTCTCCTTTGTCTATTCTAAGACCTTCATCCTTTATCAATGCCGAAAGCATATATGATGTTCCAGATGAAAGCCAACCACAGATAAACATGTTACCTATGGAGTATTTAAAAGTAAATAGTTCTGTCCATCCGTTTATGAAAAATAAAAACATACCTACCCAAAATCCCATGCACATTGCACAGTTAGCCATGTAACCAATTAAACCATACTGATCCCTTCGGGGCCGAATAGATTCAAAGATTTTAGAATAAACCAAAATCTGTGTTAGTCCATAAGCAGCTAAAATAAACCAAAATATACCCATATCAAACTCGACCATATTAAGATCGTCTGCTATGTTTATATTGCTATTGTCAATATTCATTAATACCTCTAGTAAGTGTATCTTCCGTATAAATACGGTGAAAATAAGTTATGTTGCTTGATTGATCCTTTCTCTTCTTCATGCGGGACATCACCAAGCTCTGTTGCATCATCGCCTTCTGGATTTAATATTTCATCATCCATCATTTCATCATGAGCTTTAACAGCTTCAAAGTAAGGTCTTTCAGAGTCCATCCACTTACTTATCTCATATAAAGATGCTTTTACAGAATCAAGTTCTTTTGAATCCAACAAGGTTGCTTCTAAGGAGCCATAAACATTGCCACCCTGAATTGAATCAAAGGCAACGATGCCTTTCTTTTTAAGATGATCAAATAATCTAGATTCAGCACCATAAACAACTTCTGTCATTAAATCTTTTGCAAATGCAACAATCTTTTTCTTTTCTAACATAACAATAATATCAATATCAGCATGATCAAAGATCATTAAATCTCCATTCAATGCTCTCCTAAGATTCAAATCAAACTCTAATAGACGGGGAGGATCTTTGATTTTTACTTTTAAATCATCCGCTGGTAGATTTACTTTTATACCAGTTGATTCTTCTGAGGATAGATTAACTTTGATTGTCATTACTTTAATACCTCCGAAACTAAATCTTGAATATAAAATACTTCTTTGACAATTTCTTCTGTGATCTTTTTGTCTTTGTAGGATTCAAGTTTTTTTGAAATCCTGTTTGTATTTTCTAAATAGGATTTATTATTTTTGATTTTATCTTGAGTCATGCACTCTTGCACTTTTTGTTTTAATCTTCCTATCTCTTCATTTAAAAATGATTTAAGACCAAGACCATTATCAGAAAAAGAAGTAATGTAATTTGTCAATAAATCTTTTTGCTCTGGTCGGAGTGTTTTATCATAAGTTTCATTAAAGGTTTTTATAAATGTTTTATAAGTTAGATTATCAATGTGCTTCATTGTCTCTTCTTTTGACTCTTTCTTAGTTGTCAATATTCCAAGAACTTTTTCTTCAACAATCAATCTTCTTTTTGCATCAAGTCCAGTTGAGTTATAGAATTGACCAACGGAAGCAATGTTTTTATAGTTGGAAATAAAATTAGCAAATATAGAGTTTGAAAAACTCTTGTTCATTTCATTTATAAGTTTTGTTTGAGAATTGAAAATCTCTTTTCTATCTAAGCTTTCAAAATCTTTTTTTAGTTCTACTATTAGCTTTTTAGAAAAATCCATTTTCATTGCTTCTGATTCAAGGATTGTTCGGTATAAATTTAACTCTTCCTTTAGGCTAGAACCGCTTGAAAAATATTTTTTAATAATTTCAATAATCGTTTTCTTTTTAACGTCATCTTTCTTTACTATCGATTTGGTAAGTTCTGTGATCAATGATTCGTAAAGAAAAGCGGTATTTCTTTTCTTATTGTGTTTCATCTTCATTATGTTTTTTCTCCATCTTATTTAGACTTTCTAAAAGACTATCAATATCGTTTGATGTATTAAATAGTTTTTCTTCTTCAATATTGTTATAAGATTTATTTTCTGTTATTCCTCTTGCTAAACTATCCAAACCACCAAAGCCTGTTTTGCCTTTCCAAATACTTCGCGCAGTGTTTCCGTATTCTCCTGTGGCAGTGTTCTTAAAGTGTTTTCTTCTACCGCCTTTGTCATACGAGGAGCGATGCCTTTTGTAAGGGCCTCTTTTATATTTTTCATCATCCCTTTTTGCAGGTGCATCAGGTTCTGCTAATAATACATCATCTCCACCACCAGCATCGTCTGCTGCTGGTTTTTCTGCTTCATCGCCGCCTCCAAGGTCACCAAGATCACCTAAGCCGCCACCAGCATCATCGTCATCTCCACCACCTAAGTCACCAAGACCGCCTCCAACATCACCAGCGGGTTCGCCACCGGGTTCGGGTGCTTCTGCTGCGGCTTCAAGTTTTGCAGCGAACTTTTTATCCCAAAACATCTCTCTTTGCATCCTAAGAAACTCGTCCTCTGATATACCAAGCATGTTTTCTGCAACCCATCTTTTACTAAAGTATCCCTCTGTTGCAGCACCAGCAATATCAAATTTTGATTTCCAATGTTCAAGTTCTTGCAATTCTGCAATCTTTGAAGGATTGTTTAAAGAAAGTTTAAAAGACAATAAATCGTCAGATCTAAAACCTAAAGCAAAAAGATGAATAATACCAATCTTTTCTAGTTCGGCAACAACCACTCTTTGAAGTCTCTGAATGGTTCTAGCGAACCTAACATCTTTTTGAGCTAAGGTTGTCTTATCCTCTCCCGCACCTTCGCCCATGGCTAGATATGATTGTGGTACTTTTAAAGCTGAGAATAGTTTATCTCTCAGATATTTAACATCTTCAATCGTTGCAGCCATTTGGCCACCGGGTAAGTTAACGATATCTGTGCCAGAAGTTCCACCACGAATAGGAATAAAATAATCCTCTTCAATAGAGAGAGGGTTATATCGAAGATCAACACGACCAGTTGTTGGATCAATAACTTGATGCCTTTTCATCTGGGTCATTACTTTTTGCATATATTGTTCAACGTCTTGGGGTGCAATATTACCAACGTCTACTTTAAAAACTCTTCTCTCAGGTGCTCTAACAATTCTATATGCCATCATTGCATCTTCAAGAAGTGTTAACTGTCTCCAGATACGACGAGCAGCTTCAAGAACAGATGTTCCATAAGGAGCGTGTTTATCATTTCCAAGAATACGAAAGTGAGCCATCTGCCAGTTTTCTAAAGTCATCCCAGCACTGTTCCATTGGTATTGAACATAGTTGGGGTTGTTTTCATCTTGCCCTTCAAGTCTTTCTATTTCTTGAGGCGGCAAGCCAATACATGATTGTATACCATTGACTTCATCAATATCTAAATATAAAAACAAATCACCATACTTACACATGGTTCTAGACCAGCCAAATAGGTTATGTTCAATATTTAGCACATTATGATACAAAGAATGCAAGATAGATTTGATCTCTTCATTTGGACATTTGATTCTTAACATGGGTTGTAAGTTAGAATACGTTGTCATTTCATCTGCATAAATGTCAAGCGAAGAAGCAATCTCAGGTGTGTATTCCATTTGATCAAAATCAACATATCTTTCAGATCTGTTTCTATTTGAAATCATGTTAACTGTTGTAACATTCATTGGATTGTATTCAGATTTTTTAAACTGTTTGCCAGATGCTGATCTAAACTTATTAGAATAAATATCCAAGTGTCTTCTTCTAAGTTGTCTGCCTGTCTGTGTTCTTCTGTTTACAATAGGACCAGAAAATAATCTTGTTAGAGATTTAAATAATCCTGATTCCTCATTATATGGGTTTTTACCTTTATTATATTTATTAGCCATTTATTTATCCCTTATAGATCCAAGGCAAATCAAACATTTGTTTTTTTGCTTTCTGTTGTCTTTCTTTCAAAGTGTTGCCATATCCATCTTGACCTTTAATAGTTGTATTCATTGTTGTCTTGTTTAGATACATAGAATCTAACATTGCCTTTTTATATTCAACATCTCTTTTATTAACCTGCAAAGCAGTGTCTCTAATCCAGCATCCAATTGCAAGTGCCATGACCAAATCATCGTTGTATGATCTCATAGCCTGTGGTTTGCCATTTTGCCAAATAAATGTTTTAAACTCATGAAATGTTCTATTTGAATAAATATTAATCATTTTATTTCTCACGAATTCTTCCAACTTGGCAACGATCAAGGGGCGAGTCTTGGTCGAGGTTGTAAAACCAGCTACAGCAGAGTTCATATGTTCTCCTCTGACTGATTCAACAAACTCATGGGTTGATTTGATGGAATAATAAAGGTTTGGATATCCAAGAGTAATTAGTTTTTCCAATACCGATATACCAATTCCATTGTTTTCGACTACCAACAAACAGTTTCCATACTCTGTACCTGCTGAATATAACATTTGAGAATACATATCTAAGTTTGGTTTTCCTTGATATTCTGCGATGACCTCCATTGTTTCCATTTTTAAAATATGAAAAACTGAGTTGTCTGCACCATCGCCTCTAGCTACATCAGCAACTAAAAGATAAGTGCATCCTTCTTCGTATTTCTCCCAAATCCAAAAGTTTCTATCGTGTCCGGTCCTATAGACAGGTTCTTTAATAAGTGTATGAATCCAGCCTATATCATCAGGATGTATAACAGTATCTCCAGACGTATTAAAGTTGCACTCAAGTTCTTGAGCTATTTGTCTTCGAGACATATTTTTTGTTTCTTTTTCAAACCACTCTTGATCTCTTTCTGGGTGTGCGTCCCAAGGAAGACAAACAGGGTAA